CCTATGCCACCTAGTCATCAGAGAGAATCCAAACAATGATGGAGAATGATTTGCAAATGATGGAAAAGACGGGGGTGCTGCGTGGGTGCGGGGGTCCAGTGCGAAATGATAAAAGGGGAAGGGGGTGTTGAGTGTTAAGGCTCGGAACATTGCGGACCCCTGCATGACCTATGCGGAAACAAAAAGGCCCGCCGTGTGGCGGGCCTTGATCTCTACTCGAGGACGGTGAGCGTGTAGACACGCTGCCGGTTCTTGCCGGACTGCCCCCATCGGACCACTCGTCCCGATGGCAGGCGGAACTTCTTACCGCCATACTGCTCGGCGAGGAGCCTGCCGAACTTCGAGTTGGCCCGAGCCGTGAGCACATATCGCCGAGGCCCGTCCTTCCCATCCCTCTCCTCCTTGCCCTCGAGCATCCATGTGAAAGCATTCACCTCCACGGCCGCCTCGACGACATCTTGGAAACAAAACTCCTGGTCGTCATCCACGCCCTTCGCCAGTTGAGCCACCAGAGCAGTCATGTCCGCGAGCTCAGAGTTCCCTGACTCCTCGACAGGTAGAGGCTCCATCGGATCACCGAAGCCGGCATGCTGCACCATTCCCCCAAAGACAGCGCACCAAGGTTCATACCCGCGCACGATCCGCGTTGGGCTAGGCCGACCGGCCGCATCCCAAGACCTCACGATCGACCACAGGCACGCGAGGAGTTGGGCGCGCGTCGAGGGTTTCTCAAGCCACTCATCCGAGAAAACCTTCTCGATCTTCCGCGCCTGAGGATCCGCCTCGTCAGTCAGCATTCGGCAATGCAGGAAGCGCCGAGCCACATCGGGCGTGACCTCGAGGTTGTTGCCGGTCAGGAAGACCGTGGCAATCTTCGGCACTGCAAACTTGGACTGTGTGTTCATCTTTCGCCCCGTCCAGGTCGCCGCCGTCAGGAACGCATTAAGGGTCGGGGATTTGAGGTAGCCATTGCAGTCATCGAACAAAATGTAAGGCGAGCCTGCCAGTGACTCAGTATCTAGAATCTTGCGCCAGTCCTCCTGGTTCTCCGGAAGCGGTTGCACATCGCATGTGCCGAGAGTCGAGATGATCGCCAACTGCGCCAGCAGCGTTTTGCCCGAGCCCACCGAGTTCGAGCTGAACATAAAGTTCATCCTGCGCGCCGTCGGCCTCAGCAGAGGCGCGGCAAACATCGCCAGCATCGCCGAGATCACGATCGCCTCATTGCGCGACTGCCCATCCGCCTTCCGATCCCCGAAAGGAAACTCCGCCACAAGAGCGCGCAAAACATTCCGCGCCTCCTCCAGCGGCATATCGGTCGCATACTCCACCCCCGAGTTTTGCGTGTAAGTCTGTGCCTCGTGGTCATAGCCATACTGCAGAAGCTCGATCCGCCCATCCTTCCGGCGCACCGGTTGCCGCACCGTCGCCACCCGCATCAGCTCACGCTGCCGCTCGAGGAATTGATCGCTCTCCAAGATCGTTGCTGCCGCCTCTACCGTGATCGTCTGGGGCTTCTTCTCAAAAACATTCGGCTTCGGCATCTCCCACTTGAAAGTCACCAGGTGCTCCTCGCAGTAAGTCCGAAACCGCCGCGCCGACATCTCCACCAGCCGCCCCTCAGGCGAGATCGTCATCGCCGAGCGCTGCCGCACGAAGACACCATTCTGCGACAAGATCCCCCCGATCTCCCGCGCCATCGTCGAGATCACCGGCACGATCTGCACCATCGGCATCTCCGGATTCTCTGACGCCGCCGCACCAGCCGCATCTCCACGATCCGGCACGATGCCGTATTCTGCCAGCTTCGAGCTGACCATATCTCCTATCTCACTCATGTTATTTTTTTATTCCTTGGTTTAAATTTCTCTCTCCAGCTCCACCGCCGCGTTCATCAGCCACTCGTCAAACCGCCCATAGTGCCGACACCCCGCCAACGCCCTCGCCACCGCCTCCCGATCCGCAAAGCCCCCCATCGCCACCCGACGACACTCCCCCCGCCAAAAAGCCAGCACATCCCTCCGAGGCAGCATCTCCGCGATCGTCAAAGCCGGAGCCGACGGCGCGAAATAAAGGAGCTTCTGCTCCTTCTCCCCCCGCCAGCAACCAGGCAGCCGCGTAAGACGCACCGCCGACAGCGCCCCCTGATCCGCCCCAGCCGCCACCAGCCCCAGCACCTCCCGCTTGATCTCATCCCACTCGCGCTTAGTGGCCGCATCCACGCGCACCAGCGCATGCACCGAGCGACCTCCAGAAGTCGTAATCGCCGCAATCCTCGGAACAACCCGAGCCAATGCACCCAGCCACAGCCTCACCGGAGCCTCATCTGATTCCAGCACCATCCAGCGCCAAGCCAGCACCGACTCCTCCGAGCGGCGGGACATCTTTCCCAGGCGAGGATTCGGCCGCAGCTTGCCATCCACCGGCTGAGCCAAAAACCAAACGCCATCCTTCCCAGAAGTCGGAATGCTCTGAGTCGGCCACACAGCCTGCCCCTGGCTTTTGTATTCCGAAAAAACAATCACCCGCTCGCCCGCCTCGGCATTGTAGAGCCGCGACAGAAACTCCCCCGCCTCCACCCCCGCCGGATCCACCTCCGACCGATTCGCCAACCAAGGCAAATCCACCGAAGCCGCAAAATCCCCCGCGATCCGCCGAAGCATCTCCGGCTCGTAAACCAAACGAGGGCGAGGCTTCGGCGGGAGCACCTGATCACGAGAAGCCGCCACCGAGCGCGAAGCCGAGCGATCACCCTCCCGCAGCAAATACCCATCCTCCCCAGGCCCATTCACTGCCGACCGCACCTTGTGCTCCAGTTCATGCGACGACCACTTCTCCGCATTCCCCTGATTCCAATTTTCCAAAATCCCCAGCGCCTCCGAAGGCGACAGCAAAAACCCCCTCACCAAAGCCCGAGCACAAAGAAGCGTGTGCGTATGTCCGCCAGCGCCAGACACCGCAGGCCCCATCTTCTGCAAATACCTCGCCGCCCGCTCGGCCACAGAAACTTTGTCCTTGCTCACAAAGCCCACCCGCTCCAGATTCCCAGCCGTTGCACACCGGCAACCCCAAGATTTTTTGTGGGAGCCGTGTGGGAGTCTCCCGCAAGTGCTTCAAATACAAGACAAAACCTTGCCTCGTGGTGTAACGGTAGGGAATTCCCTTCCACGCAAACCCCTGCAAAACAACGCTCCCCCACTTTATCCCACACGATTTTTGTGGATGCGTGTGGGAGCATGTGGGAGTCTGTGGCCATGGCGTTTTTACGGCAGACACCCAAGTCCTCGTTCTGGATCCTCAAATACCGCGACCTCGATACCGGCCGGTGGCGCGAGGAATCCACCAGATGCCGCATCGATGACCCCAAGGAGACGCGCAAAGCGCAGCGCATGGCGGAAGCCGCGGCACGCCGCGAGGCCCAGCTCGCGCCACGCCACCAGGGAGATTTCATCGAGTGGGCGCCACCATACTTGACGGCACATTTTTCAAACGCGCACTCAAAGAAACGATACGAGCTGGCCTGGTCCCGCTGCGTCGAGTGGATGCGATTGGGCAATCTCAGGCACCCCGCCGACATCCGATACGAGCATGCCAGCCAGTTCATGGATTGGCGCAAAGACCAAGGTGCCTCGCACAATACCGCACGGCTCGAGCTGAAGCTCTTCTCTTTCGTCATGCAGGAGGCGCTCCGCCGCGAGCTTTGCACCAAGAACCCCCTTGCGCTCGCCAAGATCCCCCGCACTCCGCCGAAGCCGAAAAAAGAACTATCGACCAAGGACTTTGCCGCCGCCCGCGCCGCCTTCGCCGATCGAGCCGATTGGATGCTCACCGTCTTCGAGATCTGCGCGCATCTCGGCTGCCGGTTTAGCGAGGCCGAGTTCGGCCGCGACGATGTCGATTTTAAGGAGAAAGTCATCTGGCTCATCGATTCAAAACGCAAAGACGGCGACCCTCGGAAGCGCTACGCCGTGCCCTTGCCAGCCGGCCTCGCCCAGCACCTGGAGCTGTTTTTTAAAAAAAGCGACCGCACCAGTGGACCCCTCACCGGCGACCAGAACCGCGTCTTTAATTCCATCCTCAAACCCGCCACCGGCGCCACCAGCCACAGCCTCCGCGTATCGTTCGTGACTCGTTGTCATCGCGCCGGTCTCAGCGAATCCCAAGCGATGAGGTTGGTGAACCACTCCACGCGCCTGGTTCACGCCGTTTATTCGAAGCTGAACCTGTCGGATGCTCATTCTGCGGCAGCCTTGGTGCCCCCGCCTGGTGCGCTATAAAGTCCCGCACCCATCGCACCGTCGTCTTCCGGCCAAAAAACGGACACCCCTTTTGTTTTAGAAAAGCAATCTCGTTCTTTGAAAGCCCGATGACATCCGCCATGTCGCATGGGAAAGCCAATTTGTCTGGATCATATTCCGCGATCATTTCTCAATCCTTTCTTGGTAATTTTTCAAAACCTCCCGCGTGTATTCGCTATTCGGCGACAGCAGGGCCACGGCCAACTCGGCCGCCTGCTCGCGCCACTCCTTGATCTCCACCGATTGCTCCAGCAGCCGGGCACCGGCCTCGAGGATCGCCGCCGAGGCCACGCCATCCCCGCTCACGATCTCGCCCGCCAGGGCGTGCATCGCCGCCGACAAAATATGCGTCTCTGTTTTTCTCATTCTCTGTGTCCTCTGTGTTCTCCGTGGTTAAAGCGGAGGGTGGGGGAAAGGAGCCCAATGCAGGACCTCCTCCTCGATCTTGTCCGCCGAGACGAACCTCCAGACGCGGCCATCCAGGAACCCCGTCCACACTTCGCCGCCCTCGAGGTGCAGCAGCACCGTCTCCTCATCATCCGGAAGCTCATCCGCCACCGCCCTCCAGAAGAGTTGCCGAAAAAACCTCGGCTCCCTCTCCGTGCCCTCTGAGTCCTCTGTGGTTGAAGTCTTCATTGCTCTTCCCCTCCGAGTTGAATCAGCGTCGTCGATGCCGCGCGGTGCGCTCCCGCCATGTCCGCCAGCAGGCTTTTCACCTTCGCCAGGCGGCGAGGCTCCCACTGAACGGGGAAGCCATCGTCCTCCGCCCGCTTCACCCACCGGAGGAAATCCATGTGGATCGCCTCGAGCGTGAGGATGCCCGTCGTGCCTGCCGAGCCCGTGCCACCCCGCGTCGATTCCTCCCGCACGATCTCCCCCGCCTTGATCGATTTCTTGAGTTCGCTTGGCGAGAGACCCTCCTCCTCGGCGATTCTCAGCCAACGCTGAGCCGTGTCCTGCCATTCTTGTCTTGCCCGGCTCAGGCCATCATCCGGCAGCGACTTCGAGAGCGCCAGGTGGTGCTCATCGGAGAGAGCCTCGCTCCGCGCGCCCTCGAGGGCCTCCAGAGCCTCCGCAGCGCGCAGGTCCTTAAACTCCATCTGGAGCGACTTCTCGGCCGACTCCACGATCTCATCGCCGAATTGCCTGCGGCCTTCCATGCGCCAATCCGCCATCCACCGCAGCGAGGAGCCGCGCGCGGCGTGGACATAGCGCCCGATCTGCTCCCATTCCTCTTGGATGGGGGTGCGGGTAAATACAAGAGCCCCGCGTGAAAATGTGCAGAGCCCTTCCGGTAGTGTCAGGGTGTTTGTGGTGTTCATGATTCTATCGTTTCTCCCAGGCTTTGAGTTGTGCATGCCGGAAGGTCTGCCTGGAGCTTTCGGCCTTCCGGAATTTGAAGACGCCCAGCCGGATCTTGTCGGCCCACTGGGTCGTGTAGTGGCTCACGAGGGCGCGGGTGCAATCGATCTGGCGAGCGATCTCGGCCTGGCTGTGAATGCTGTTCGCCTCATCCAGGCCGGCCGCGAAGATCAGCCCATAGACTTTGGCGCGGATGTTTTTGCAGGGCCTTGTAAATTCTGAGAGCACCTTGGAAAGGATTTGGGCCACTTCCCAATCCACGCTCTCCGAGAGGGCGGCATCCTTGTAGTCTTTGATCCGGCGGGCGAGGGCTGGGCCGACGCCCATTTCCTCGCAGATGAGATCCACCTCGGTGTCGATCTCGCTCATGTCGTCGTAGTAGTGGGGCTCGCGTATCATTGCATGCTTTGGCGGATGAGTTCGTGGGCTTTGGCTCGCAATTCCTCGGAGCGGCGCAGCAGCGCGATCGCTTTCTGCTCGAGGCGGATTTTTTGCGGGTCTTTGGAATATGGCGCCAAGCGCGGGGAGGGTTTGGGTGTCATAGGGTGGCGAGCTCGGCGCGGAGCTTGGCGAACGCCTCAGCGGCCTCCGCTTGGGTGAGCCGGGGGCCTTGGGTGCGCATCCGGTGAGGTTTCGGGGCGGGGGGTGTTGGCTTCGCCAGGAGTTTTTGGGCGGTGGCCAAAAGCTGGGTGGCCGTGGCGAGGAGTTGAGCGGCGGTTTTTTCGTGATTCATAGGTGGGTTAGGGTTTGGAAGGTGAAATGGCGGCGCATTGCCAGAGGAGTTCCACGGTGGCGAGTTGGCAGTGGTTGAAGCACTCGTGGCACACCGGCCCGAGGTCCGGATCCAGCAGCTTCGAGACACGCGCCTCGCCCACCGCAGCGCAGACCAGGCAAAGGCAGCCGACTTGGTCTTCGGAGAGTTCGATGCTATTCATCGAAGTCCTCCCATTCCGCCCACCGCTGGCGCTTCTCGCGCATGCGCTGGATGCGGTCATACATATTTCGCTGCCCGAGCTGGTAGCACGCGAAGCAGGAACCAAAGGCGATAAAGCCCAACAACACAGCTTCCCAGGCACTCATTTCGCGGCCTCCTGTTTTTTGATAGCAGCCGCTAAAATCTTCGCCTTGGTTTTATAGCCTCGAAGGATGCATTCTTCGTGTGCGACTTTTAGAGTCCACAGACATGGCTGATGTTTTACCGCCTTCTGAAACTTGATTTGTGTCCTTAGATCATCGACGGAGTTATGAACCAGTCGGTCCACATCCTCGCCATTTACAATGATTGCAGATTGTCGAGGCATTCTGAAAAAATTGCTTTTTAAACCCTCAGTGCGCTCTGTGTCCTCTGTGGTTGATCTGATCATTTCGCTAACCTCCTGGTCATTGCCGCCAGCACCACAGGCACGGCGAGGAGTTGGATAAATTCGATGCCGTAGCCGAGGCATCGAAGGATGGTTTCATGGGTCTCACTCATTTTATTTTTTGGGTTAAGCGGGGGTGGAATATTGTTGTTCGGCGCGGGCTTTTTCCGCATCGCGGGCAATGAGGTTTTGGATGTAGCTCGATAGGCTGCGATGCTCTTGTTTACTGCGTTCCAGGGCATCTCGAAGAAGTTGGCGCGGCATCGAGACCGTTCGTTTCTCCGTCTTTTTTTTCAATGCATTCTTCATACTTGTGACGCGGAAAGTATGAAGATTGGTGAATGGGGTCAAGACCTTATTTTCATATTTTGTTGTTTTTTTTCATACTCAGTATGAAAGTTGATTCAGACATGAGTGAGACACCCAAAAAGAAACTGTGCGAGCGACGGACGATTTCCTTCGATGGCGATCTGTATGCGCTCGCGCTCCAGAGAATGAAGCAAGAGGGGGAGACGATGTTTTCGCGCTATGTGCAGAGCCTCGTGCGCAAAGACACCGCCAGGCTCCGCGCCGAGGCTTTAGCCAACGAGATTCCGGCAGTTCAAGAAATGGAGATTGCCTTGGTCGCCGAGGACACCCCACAATACGGGAATAAAGGAAACGAAATTGCGCCGCCTGCCCGACGCTCCTCAGTTTCTTACACCCCGAAAAGAATTAAACCAACCAAATGAAAATATTTTTTTCCACGCTAGCCGCGCTTTTAATAGCCGCCAGCTTGGACCTTGTTTAGAGCCGCTAGGAGGGCGGCGTGGGCCGCTGGAGAGCAATCGTCTTTGCGGCCGGGGGCGATGTCGGCGTGTCTCAAAATGTTTGCGAGCGGGATGTGGTGCTCGCGCAGGATTGGCAGGAGGTATTCGACGGCGGAGAGGAGGGCGTCTTCGCTGAGGGGCGTCGTGTAGGTGTCGCCTTCCCAAGCTAGGCCGACGGAGAAAGAGTTGCAGTCTTTGCGGCCTTGCCAGCTTGAGACTCCGGCGTGCCATGTTCTCTGGCTCGGCAGAGCGAGGGCGGTGCGTTTGCCGTTGCGGGCCACAATGCAGTGGTAGGAGACTTTGCTGACGGGATCGCAGCACCAGGAGACGCTGCCCGCGTAGGCTCCGCTCGTGTGGTGCAAGATCACATGGGTGGGCTTGATGACGCGGCCGGCGCTGATGTTGGGGGTTCGCTTGTTGGTTTGCTGGTAGTATTTCGTCTCGGGCTTGAGGGTGCCGGAGGTTTTGGCGGGCTTTGATATTGGCTTCGCGGGCTTCGGCGCGGGCGCGGGGGATTGTGCCGGCTTGGGCAGCATGAAGAAGCGGGCGAGGAGCGAGAGCATCACTTGTCTTTCAGCGCGGGGATGGATTTCTGGAATTCGCCGAGGGCGTTCCAGAGGTCTCGGTTGGCGGCTTCGCTGTCGGTCAGGCGTGGCTCGAAGCGGACCGTGGCGCGGATGTGGAGCGTTCCGGCTTCGCCCACTCTTTCACCGAAAGGAGGCATCGGGACGGCCACGCATCCGCTCAGAAAACTAATCGCCAGAAAAACCCACGCGAGCATGACTGCGGTCGCGGCGACCTGTTTGGGGTTCATTTTCCTTTGCGGAAAATGTTGATCGTGCCGACTAGGCCGAGGCCGGCGGCGATGATCTGGTTCTGAAGTTCGGGCTCGATCTTCACGCCGAGGGCGACGGCGACGAGGATCAGGCCGCGCCATGTGCTGTTTTCGCTGAGACGATCGAGGACAAAGAGGATTGCTTTCATGCTTCGCGGCGGGGTGTCAAAGGCCGCTCACGGGCGGTTGGCGAGGATTTGCTCGATGCGTTTGGTTCGCTCGTCGATTCGGGCCAGAGTCTCGGCGCGGTCGGCGGCGACGGCTTCAATCTTTTGAAGGCGGGCTTCCTGCTTTTCGTTTTCGATCTCCACGCGGGTGACTTTTTCGGGGAGAATCCACCAAGCCTGGCTGATCGAAAATATCGTGGCGACGAGCGCCAGCACGGCGATGGCCTCCCCGATGGAGAGGCGCACGCCGGGGCGGTTGCGGACGGTTTCCGTGGACATTAGGGTGCGGTGAGGGCGCTGGCGAGTTGGTCTCCGGTGGACGCGATGGTGCTGGCGTTTTTCAAGCGTTCGCCGATGGACCCGGCGGTGGTGAGGCTGCTGGTGGCGGCTCCCCAGACGGCGGTGAGAACATCGCTTTGCGATAGGTAGGCTGTGCCTGTTGTCGCATCCACGGGGACTCCGTAGGCGACCGATGCGGCGGCGGGGACTTTGCAGGTGCCTGTGAGTGCGCCTGAAGCGTAGCTTACTCCGTCGCGCACATTGCTGGCGGCTGGCATCGCGGCGTTGGCTGTGGCGTCGATCAATGTCTTTGCGCCTGCGGTGTCGCAGAAGTTGAAGACGGCCACATTAGTTCCCATTTTTTTAAGGCGGATGCGTCCATTGACTGGGCTTTGTCCAAGGGTGCCAAATTCGATTTGCTCCACGATTGTAATGGACGATTGGTTCGCCACATTGCTGACGCCAACTGCTGCGGATAAGCCAACCGAGCCGCCGCCGAAGCCATTCCCCACTGCGCGGGTCACGGTGACTTGACCTGTCGATTCGTTGTTGATGGCAGGGGCCGCAACGCCACCGATGGCTGATCCCACAACGGTGGTGTTGCCGATGTTCATGGCGCGCACACCATAGGCCGTGCTTGTTCCCCCGCCAGTTACCGTGCCGGTCACCGTGCAACTTCCCGTTCCACCCACGCGAATTCCTTCCCCCTGCGATCCAGCACCAGTCGCGCCGCCCGTGACATTGCCGGAGACAATCAATGTGGCGGTAGCCAGAGAAATTCCAATGGTGGCACTAAATGACGAAGACCCAGCCGTGACATTGCCTGTCACATTGATGGTGCCTGTGCCGCTGCTGTTGTTTAGCCCGAGGGCAAGAGTTGCCGCACCCCCGGTAATGTTGCCGACGATCCACACATTTGTGCTGGGGTTAGCGGTAACGCAGTTCGTGCTGCCAACGGAGCCGCCAAATATGTTTGCCGTGAGCGTAATTCCGTCCGAGAGCGTGAATCCTCCGCCTCCTGTCGCTCCGCCTGTGGTGTCGTTGCGAAGTTGCCCCGTGCCGCCAAGGTCAAGCGACACATTGACCGTGATGGCGAATGAATTGGCCATGAGGACATCGCCGCTGGCGAATGTGACGGCGGCGGCTGTGCCGCCGGGCGCGGTCGCCCAGACATCGGTGGCGTTGATGTTTCCGGATTTTCGGGCGTAGTAGGTGGCCATGATTAGAGTCCTTTCGCGGCGATGTAGGTTTGGAGCGCGGTTTGGATCGCGCTCACCGCTTGCTGTGTGGCTTCGTCTGCACCTGTGAGTGAACCAAGCGCGATGCCGATTGCGGCTTCGTCTGCGGTGATAACCTCGCCGTTCTGGATTCGGGTCGGAACGAGACGCATGGCGACATTGGCGTCTGAAGAACCCTCTCCCAGATACCGGCCCGTGATGGCGAGGTTGAGGCTGTATTTGTCGTATTGTTTGCCGTCGATTTGGATTGGATTTGTGGCGAGCATATATGGATATGGTTGAGGTTAGGTGTAGGAAAGGTAGGCGCGGTTAGACCATGCGCCGGTGGCGTTGAGCTTTGTGGTGGAGCCGTCGCTGGCGACTTCGATGCGGGTGATGTCCCAGCCCGAGGAGGTGGTGTCGGTGCCGACTGGTGCGCGGCCAATGTAGTTGTAGGGAGATGAAAAAGCGGACTGGACGAGATAGGCGCTGCTGCCTCCACCGCCTCCGCCGAGTTCCTTGACGGTGCCGGAGGAAGGGTCGCGTCCGAAGATTTTTTGGTCGGCGAAATTGACGGCGATCTCTCCGTGAGCGAGGTCGGAGGTCGTCGGGACTTTCCCGGCGACGGTCGATTTTTTGGGGATTAGGACATTGGCCATGGTTTTAGAATGTTCCCAAGAGCGGCGGGCGGAATAGACCGCTCCGCCGCTTGGGGATTGGGTTAGCGGTTAGCCGTCAATAAGTGCCACAATCGAAGGTCACATCGCTCAAGCTGACGCCGGAGATGGCGCCGCCGGTGATGCTCACATTGCTCGAGGCTTGAGTGGCGATGGTGCCGAGGCCGAGCGTCGAGCGCGCTGCCGAGGCGTCGGCATCGTCCACGAGGGAGCGACCGAAGCTGGAGAGCGTGGTGACGGCTGCGGTGCCGGAGCCTGTGAAATAAGGCAGGGCATCTGCGGCGCTGGTCAGACCAGCCAAGGCGGCGAGTTCGGCGTCGTAAGCCTGGACATTGGTGCCGATGGCGAGGCCGAGGTTTGTGCGGGCTGCGCTGGCATCGGTGAGGTCGCTGAGGTTGCTGGATTTCGCCAGCTTGGTTCCCAGGGCGGTGGTCATCGTCGTCGCGTAGTTCGCATCGTCAGCGATGGCGGCGGCGATTTCGTTCAGCGTGTTGAGGAGATCAGGCGCTCCGTCCACGAGGCCGGAAACGGCGCTGTCAACATAGCCTTTGTTCGCTGCGTCGGTGCTGGCGGAAGGATCGGCGAGGCCGGTGATCTTCTGGCTGTTGAGCGAAACGGACGCGGTTGGCGCGGCCATTTGGTCGAGGCGGCTGGTGCGGACTTGGCTGTCGAAGTCGGAGACTTTCGATGCGGTCAAAGTCGGGATGTCCGAGGCTTCGAGGTTCGCGCCGACGGTCACGCGGCCCTTGGCGTCAACAGTGACTTTGGTGTGGGTGCCTGCGCTGACGCCGCTGTTGGCGAGGGTGGCGCTGATGGAGGCGTTCGCGGTGCCGTTGAAGGCTGACGCGGTGCCTGTGACATCGCCAGTGAGCGAGATGTCGCGGCCTGTGGCGAGGGCGGTGGCTGTTGCTGCGTTGCCATTGACGCTGCCGACGATGGTCTCGGAGAAGGTCTTGACGCCTCCGACGGTCTGCGCGCTGGATTTGTCAACGAAGGCTCCTTCGCCGCCGACTGTGACGACATTTGTGCCGTCTCCGACATAGAGGATCTTCGCCGCTGTGTTTACGGCCAACTCGCCGGCCAGCAAGGAGCCGGGGGTCGTTGTGCCTCTTTTGATTTTGAGTATAGGTGCTGACATGGTTTTTTATTTGGGTTGCTGCGGTTGGTTTGGTTGGTTCTCTGGGTGGGTGAGTGTCAAAGAGGGTTAGTATTCTCCCGCATCGATGGTGCCGGGGGCTTGCTGGTAGACGGTGCCGGTCCATCGCCAGAGGGTTCCAAGGTCGTCGGCGAGATAGAGGCGCTTGATGCGGCCGGTGGTTGGGAAATCTTCGCGGCTGCTATATACGACGACGGCGTCTGTCTCGACCGGCAGGAGGAGGGTTTTTTCCGTGAGGTCGAGCGTGCTGGAGAGTTGGTTGGCTGTGAGCGTCGTCATGGCTAGAAGCTCCCTCCATCGATGACTGAAGTGTTGGTCAGAGCGCCAATCTGCTCGGCGGTGAGAGTGGTGTTGCTAGGCAGAAGGATCGGGCGGGTGATGACGATCTTGTCGCCGCTGGAAAGCGGGTCGGAGAGAACGACGCGGTTCGTCGAGATATTCAAAATGTAATCGCTGCCGGGTTCCTGGGTGACGCCGTTGATCGTGACGAAAACCGCGCTGGGCGAGTCGGATTCCGTGAGCGTGCCGGGTGGAGCGAACGCTGCCGTAGTGCCGTCGCCGTCGTAGCGGGTCGTCTGAAAACTGATCGGCGGGAGGGCCGGAGTGAAAGTCTCGACGGCGCTGGCAAAGTCTGAGATGTCGGCAGCCGTGTGGGTGTGGATCGCGTCGGCTTTTGAAAGCTCGACCCACAATTTGAATGCGGGCGAGGCGGAGGGATCGAAGGCGGCCCAGTAGCTGCCGGGCGGTGGATATCCAGGATTTGGCTCGCCGACGCGGAGGTAGAGTTCGCCGTTGTAGCTGACGACTTGGCCGGGGGAGTAGTCCGCGCCGTTGTTGTAGGCGCCTTGGTAATCGACGGGCTCGGGCTGGAGGGCGGTGTCGGCGAGAGCGCCCTGCGCGGCGGTGGCTTTGCCGTCGATCTGGGTCTGGAGCGATCCGATGCTGGCGGCTGCTTCGGCAATCGAATCCAGCGCGGCAGGGTCCAGATTCGCGGTTAGATAATCGATCCTCTGGCCGAGGGCGGTGTCTTCGGTGGCAAGGGCGGCGAGGTCGGCATCGAGGCCGGTGATCTCGCTCTTGAGGTGCGTGTGGGCGGAAGGTGCGAAGGTCGTTGGCTTGCCGGTGAGCGATGACCAATCAACGGGCGGGGAGACGGCGATGACGGCAGAGGCGAAATCGGTGATCTGGCTGGCGGTGTGCGTGTGGGCCGAGGGAGGAAAGGCGGCGGGCTTGTTGAGGAGGCTGTCCCAAGTGGTCGGCGGGGCGAGCTGCGCGATGGCCTGCGCGGTCCGCAGGGGCGTCATCCATTTGGTATTGTCGGTGCCTGCGGTGGCTTCGGCTTGGGTGGCTTTGCCGTCTGGGAGCGCGGCGGGTGTTGCCTCGTCGCCGAGGATGACGCTGTTTTGAACTTCGACTTGCAGCGTGGCGGTGCGCAATGCCTGAGCGGTTGCGGTCCAGCGGATCTCGAGGAAGGCGGCGATTGAGGCAGGATCGGAAGAAAATGCGGCCTCCGCCGGCAATGTATTCAGATCGAGGATGGTGGACCCGGGGGCCGCCAAAGCGAGAAAATTGGCGTCGGAAAATGAGGACTTGAGGGCGACGGTGATCTGTGTGCCTGCGACGGGCGAGACGGCGACGCCGTTCTCGACGAACACGACCTCGATGGGCACCTGGTCTCGGCGCTTTAGGACGAGCGTCTGGAGCGCGACATTCGACGCGGCCGATTTGATGAATCGCCGGGCTTTTTGGTCGAGGAAGAGTTTCATGCCGCTCAAGCGAGCGGCGGGTGTCAAATCGGGAACGCTTCCGAGTGTTTACTGGAGCGGTTCGGAGGGATCACACCGTGGCGGGCCAGAGTTTTTTTGAGCCGTAGTATACAGAGGTGGCTTGGGTCGCCCCTGCATAGACGGATTGAGCGACGACGGATCCATTGAATAGCCGGTCGCGGTCAACGATATCGATAGTCAAAGTTGAAGGGACCCCCCACCGCCATGAATCGTTTGTCGTTTCGGAGCTGGGAGTCACGGTGACGGTGAACGCCCCTTTGACGGTGGGCGTGCCAGAGATTAACCCCGTCGTTGCGTTGATAGAAAGCCCCGTAGGAAGCCCGGAAGCCTGCCAGTAAACAGACGGTCCGTCCACGAGCGATGGCGTTGCAGAAAAGGGGGCTCCAACTTTACCAGAAAAAATTTGGCCGTCAGTGATCTTTGGGACTGTTATCAGTTCAGAAAAAAATGCAGGCGTATTTGCAGAAGATAAAAGTGTTTTTTTAGAATCATTTGCAAAAGAAAACTCTGTAGGATTATTAAATACAGGTAAATATGAATGCGAAAACGGAATTTCTGTCCAAGTCCCACTTGAAAAATAAAATACTTTGGCAGCAGTTGTTACAATTATTGTTCCGTCATAATTTATGTCTTCAACCGTCTGTCCACTCTGTAGCCCAGAAATTGCATTCCCCATTTGCGAATAGGAGGAACCATCGTAATTATAGACAATTATTTCGCCAGTGAGTTGCACTGCGAGACGGTTTGAAGCCTTAGCAAAAACAACAGATTTTGCACCAGAAATGGTTTGCAACAAAGTCCAATTTGTTCCACTCCATTGGTAAATTTGTCCATTTGAAAGAGCGATCTGAGACCCGTCACTGTTAATTGCGTTGCTATTAAAAGAGTCGCTATTTGCAAGACTTGAGCCTTTTACCTGCCAACTTGAACCGTTCCATTGTCTAATAATAACTTGTCCAGAGCTATGATATGCAACGGTGTTCCCATCTGCTGAAATTGCTGGATTTGTAACACTTGATGAGCCACTATTAGTTACAAGCAAAGTGGGGGTTGCCAATCCATCTCGCCATGCGTAAAGTTTAACACCAAACGAAGGTCCAAGACTTTCAGTCTCATAAACAAAAGATGATAAATCGGCAGAAGCCGCCAAATCTTGTCCGGTTTCGACATTAGAACTATACGAGCCAGTTACAATCTGGCTAAGGGTTAAACTTCTTGGTCCCCGTAAGATTCTGCCTTCGTCCTCAGATCCGAACTTAGGATCTCCAGCAACAAAAGACTCTCCATCGGAAGAAATAGCTAGCTTAGGGTAGCCTTCTACTCCCGATCTGGTGTAATATTGAGAATACTTTAAAGGCATATCAACCAGTTACAATATACAATGTTGTTGCGTTTGGTGTGGCGGGCAAAGCTGTAACAACAGCGATGGTGGTGAGGCCGCCAGAGATATTGAGGAGCCGCGAGTCGTTGCCCTGACAAAAAGTGCCAGCAGTCGTGCCGAATGATCCCGCCTGCAACACCCCACTGGTGCCAGTAATGACCGGAAGGCTCGCAGTCGTGCCGATTGCGCCTGCGTTTGTGATGTTTCCGTGCGTGTGGTTGCCTTGGGCAAATGTTCCTGCCGTCGTTCCGAAGGAGCCCGCTTGTAGCACCCCACTGGTGCCCGTGATGATTGGCACTCCGCTGGTCGTGCCGATGGCTCCGGCATTGGAGATGTTCCCGTGCGTGTGCGCTGTCGGTGTGCGGGCGTCGGAGAGTCGGGAGTCATTGCCGATGCAGACCGTGCTGGATGTTGTGCCTGTCGGGATGCGGGCGATGGCGAGTGTGCCGCTGGTGATCTCGGTGGCGGCGTGGGTGTGCGAGGAGGAGGCTTTGCCGTCTAGCGCCGTCTGCAAGCCAGTAGTGTCCGAAATGGCGTGGGTGTGCGCGGATTCCGCGTAACTCCCTGCCGCCTGCTTGCCATCCAGCGAGGCTTGGAGACCGGTCGTATCGGCGATCTCGTGCGTGTGGGCATCAGGCGGGAAGGTGCTGGGGACATCGGTGAGGTCGTTGTAGCTGGTGACGCCGCCACCGCCGCCGCCGCTTGGCGTCTGCGGCACCCACGCGGTGCCGGACCATGTGACGACTTGGCCGCTCGTCGCGCTGGATTGCGTGAGGGCTGAGAGCGGGTGCGTGTGGGTTGCCGGCGGGAATGTGGATGGCTTGTCGGTCAGGTCATTCCATGACGAGACGCCTCCGCCGCCGCCGAGCTCTTCGATGGCTTGGGCCACGCGCAAGGGCGACATCCACTTTGTATTGTCAGACCCGGCTTCGGCTTCGGCCTGGGTGGCGAGGAAATTGGATGTCTCGCTGGTGTAAAAGAGCGGCAAGTCGGCTGGCGCGCCTTCGTCGCCACGGATCACATCGTTGAAGATCGTGATCGGGAGCG